CGGATTTCCTGTTTCTGTGATTGACGAAGGCGGAATTGCTGTAACTGCCGTCGATAGCGGCGCACCTTTGGCTAGCGTCGTATCCGATGGCGGGCTGGCCATAACTCTGGTTGATGAGGGTGGTATTCCCTTGGTTCTTGAAGAGGAAGTATAATGGCAGATGCAACAAGACTGATGGGGTTGGGTGTTGATGGCCCTACCGCTGTTGAAATGGCAGCGCAGATCGAAGCGCAGGTAGGTGATGCCGACCGGCTGAAGGAGTCTGGCGTGGTTCCTGAACTGGCGACCGAACTTGCGGCCCAGATCGACGCTGCGGGCACTACGAACGCGCCTAAGCTGGTCGCGCATAGCATGATCCCGAATGTGGCGGTTGAGATCGTGGCGCAGATCGAGGCGGACCGCGCTGAATAGCTTGTGACGGGGATTAGGAGAAACGAATATGGCCGATATTGAAAAGATCCGCGAAGGCACGGTGTCCGACGCCGAAAAGAAACTGGCAAGCCTGTCGGATGCCGAATTGAAACAGCTTCAGGAAGACGAGAAGGGCGACAAGGCGCGTACCACACTGCTTGAGGCTATCGAGGCCGAGCAAGACAAGCGCGGTGATACTGTCGAGGAAACAGTTAGCGCCGCACACAAGCGTGGGCGTGAAGCTTTCCGCCATGGCATCCCGCGCGACAGCAGCCCTTATCTCGACAAGGAGCGCGATGACTGGCAGGCTGGTTGGGATTTCCAGAAGGATTCCTGATGCCACTGTATGACTTCACTTGCCAGGATGGCCACCGCTTCGAACGGTTCGTCAAACTGGAAAACTTCGGGGAGCGGCAGGATTGCGATTGCGGTTCTGTTGCTTCCCGCATTCCCTGCGCCCCCATGGTGGTTTCGGACTGCATAGAGCCGCGTTATGGGGCTGATGGCAAGTTGCATGACAGCCTATCATCCTATCGCCATTCACTTACGCCTGAAGGCAACGCGAAGGGCGAGCGGTATTTCGAGCTTGGCAGCAATGAATCGATGCCTGAAGTCAAGCCGAAGGAATCGACCGAAGAAAGCCGCCGCGATTCCATCAAGAAGGCCATTGCCGATGTAAAGGCAGGCCGTGTTCCACCTCAACCAGTGACGGGGATTCCAGCATGACCGATCTAGACGTTTCAACCAGCCTAGAGCCTATCGAAAGCTCCGACATCAGTGGAGGCGGTCAGCCGCACATTCCCGCTGATGAGCCCGCTGCTGTCGAGGAACAGGAAAAGCCTAAAACGGTGCGCGATGCCGTATCGAAGGCCCTGAAGGACAGCAGCAAGGAAGAAACCAAGGATGACGCCGACACCGCCAAGGGAGCCGAGGGGGACAAAGATGGCGAGGCCAAAGGAAAGGCGCTCGAAGCCGATAAAGCCGACGCCAAACCCAAGGAAGAGACAAAGGCCGAACTGAAGGCGGAAGATAAGCCCGAGGCCAAGGCAGAGCCCAAGGCTGAGACGGAAGACAAGCCGGGTCATTATCAGGCCCCAAAGAAGTTTCTGCCCGACGCGCAGGAAAAGTGGCTCAATGTGCCGCGCCCCGTCCAGCGCGACATCGACAATATGACGCGCGAGCATGAAGCCGAAGTGACAAAACTTCGCGAGGCTACGGAGCGGTATGAGAGCATTCGCCAATTCGATGAACTGGCGCGCAGCAACGGGCGCGAACTGACTAAAAGCCTGACAAAGCTTAACGAGATCGAAAACCTGATGGAGTCGAACCCCTACGCGGGTTTGAACATGATCCTTCAGGAGATTGGTCCGCGCAAGCCGGATGGTTCGGCTATTTCGCTCTATGACGTGGCGCAATATGTCGCCCAGCAAGGCCCTGAAAAGTGGCAGCAGATGGTGGCGCAGCGTCCGCAACAGCAGGAGCGGTCTAACCCTGAGGTCGAGCAGTTGAAGCAGCAGATCGCGCAGATGCAGGTCCAGCAGACCACACAGTCTGTAGTCGAGCCATTCAAGGCGCATCATCCCCGTTTCGATGAATTGCGGGATGATATTGCAATGTTTCTCAATTCTGGTAGGATACCAACCAGCTTGAGCGCGCCTGACCGTCTGGCAGTGGCTTATGACATGGCTGAGAGGCTTAATCCTCCTTCCAATGTCGAGCAGCCCGCCACACAGGCAAGCCCTGACGTAGACAGCCGTGTTGATTCCTCCAACGGCAGCAAATCCATCAAGTCCGCGCCGGGTTCTGTTTCTGCTGAGATCGAGCCTAAACGCGGTGGTTCAATCGACAGCATTCTCAAACGCAATATGCGCGCTTCGAGAATGGCAGGCTAAAGGTTCAGGAAAATGCCTATCAATCCCGTAAGAAACTACGGTCAGGCGCTGACGATGAGCGTTGCAGAACGTTCGTCGGAGGTTCGGGACATCGTTTACGATTCCACCCCGCTGACCAGGATCCTCAAAGATGAGGATCGTATTCAAACCAAGAGCGCGAGCGGGCCGGAACTCCGTATCCCGGTCGAGTTCGACAAGTTGCAGGCACAGTGGTTCACTGGCTACGACAAGATCGCAATTACCCCGAAGGAACTGCTGAACTCGGCAGTATTCAACTGGGCACGTGTCGTGGCTCCGTTCTCGCTGAACGGCACGGAAATGCTCTTCAACCAGAATGAAGCGGAAATCATCGATCTGATGAGCTTCTACATCTCGGCTGCGGAGAAATCGGCCAAGGAAGCTTTCGAGCTTGGCATGGTATCGGACGGCACCGCCGATGGGGGTCGCCAGATGATCGGTTTCGGCGGGTCCATCCCGACCACTCCGAACACCGGCACCTATGGTGGTATCAGCCGTGCCGATGTCACCGAATGGCGTCCGTCGTTCTTCGATATCTCCGATGGCGATGTCACCGGCTACACCACGTGGGACAGCACCACGGCACGCGGCATTATCTCGAAGATCACGCTGGACCGTTCGCGCGGTAACATGCGTCCCGATCTCTGGATTTTCTCAAGCGATATGTGGCAGGCAGTCGAGGCCTCGTTCGTGGCGCACCAGCGTCTCGGCTCGGAGCGTTCGGCCCGTCTCGGTTATGCGGGCCTTACCTACATGACTGGCGCTGGTCCGGTTGATCTGGTTGCAGCAGGCGGTATCGGCAACGTCATGCCCGCGAATACCGCATTCGGCATCGATACGTCTTCGATGTCCATCTACGAGTTCCCAGGTCAGTCGTTTGTTCCGTTCCATCCCGGCGACGGCATGCGCCCTGTCAATCAGGACGCCATGGCGCAGGGTATCGTGTGGACGGGTCAGGCGGTTGTCGAGAACCCACTTTCGATGGTCAGGCTCCAGGTATAATCTGGGCACATAAGGAGAATTGAAATGCCAGCTGCACAACCTTTCCGTGTCAATGCCAGCCTTGGCCCTGATCTTACCCAGGTCGTCAAGGACGGTGTTGCATGGTACGACAACGGTATCGGAAGCCCACAGCTTGGTGATACCGCACTTTCCAGCGATGGCCGCAAGGCTGTCTGGGTGGAGGCTTCGGCCACTATCACTGTAGCCGCAGCGCCAGGCACACAAGTAGCCCTGACTGTGGCGGGTGATGGTAACATTACCGCAGCCGCAGGCGCTGGGGGCTTCTATGCTCCGAATACGGGCGATTACACCGGCACGATTGTAGCCGGGGATCGCTTCTGGGCACTTGACGGTACTGCCCCTTAATGAATCTGGCGGGGTGGCGCATTACGTGCTACCCCGTCTTTTCCTTTAACAATCGGAGAAAGTTGCCATGGTCGTCACAATCGATGAGCGGGAACTTAGCGTCACGCCCTTTTTCAAGTATGAAACCGTCGAGAACGTGCCGAAGTCGGAAGCGGCTGGCCACCCCGTCATGGAAACGCGCGAACTGGTTGAGGTTCGCATGGCTGGCAACAAGCATTATTCCCCGGTGTTTCGCGCTACGGACTTCTACCGGCGCGAAGGCAACCGGATTATCACCTATGCCGAACGCTGGGCTGACCAGTACCGTGCCTTCAAGGAAGGTAACGCGCAGGACGCTGTAGGCACCCCGCTTGAGATGCTGAAAGCGCATGGCATCAAGCCTTCGGAAATCTCGCTGTGCCGCGCGCTGAAGATCTACTCGGTCGAGGCGCTTTATGGCATGGAAGGCCCCGCCCTCAAGTCGCTTGGCATGAAGGCCAACGAACTGAAGGAAGCCGCCCGCTCCTACATGGCTTCACAGCGTGGCAATCTCGACAGCATGAGTGAAGTCGAGGCGTTGAAGGCTCGTATTGCCGAACTGGAAGCCGCTGGAACGAAGGTCGAAGTTCCTGCGCAGGAAGCCTCACCCGAAGAAATCGAACAAGCCGTGCAGGAATCGGATGCAGAGTTCGCCAGTATGTCGGACGAAGCAATTAAAGCCGAGATCGGCCAGCTTGCCGGTTCGAAGCCGCGCGGAACACCTTCGCGGGCTACGCTTGAAAACTCCCTGCGCGAACTGCGCGAAGCAAAGGCTGCCTAAATGACGGTGCTTGCGGCTCTCCAGAAGGCCTCTATACGGCTGGTTGGCCGCAAGCCCCAGACGTTCTTCGGCGCATCCCCCTCTCAGCAATTCGAGCTTGAGATGTGCGACCTTGTTAACGAGGTAGCACAGGACATCGCGCAATATCAGGATTGGCAGGAGTTAATCAGGCTCAACACGATTGCAGGCGATGGCACTGCAACCGAGTTCGATCTACCTGAAGATTACAGCCGCTTTCCGATCAAGGCTGCGGTGCAGGACTATACCAATTGGGCATGGGGTTATTACCACTACACCGATCTGGATACATTTCTGTTCGATGAGGCGAGCGACTTCAACGCGCTTCCCGGTGGCTGGATTATTTACGGCAACGTCATGCGGTTTTCTCCTGTTCCCGGCGAAGGGGATCAGGCCCGCTTTCCGTATATCACGAAGAACATCGTGCGCTCGTTCTCGACGGCCACGAAAGAAGAGTTCACCGCAGACGACGATAGTTTCCTTCTGCCCGAACGCCTGTTGACGCTTGGTGTTGTGTGGCGGTGGAGAGAGAATAAGAAGCTGGACGCCTCTGGCGATCAGGAAGCCTTTATCAAGGCGCTTGACGAATATGCCTCGAAGAGCGGAGGCCCGGTAGTCATCCGGCGCAACTCGCGCAGGCATATCCCCGGCACGCATCCCGCGTGGCCATGGGAATTAGGTCAAGGCGCTAATTACTGGCCTGTCGGATAATGGTCTACGCTCGCCGCCAGACGCGGCCCAAGCCGCGACAATCACAAGCCCGCAACTGGCCTGCGCCAATAAGTGGCTGGGTTTCCAATCGCATGTTGTCGGATCCCAAGTCTATCGAGGGACCGGGCGCGGCG